TCGGTGCTGGCCCCGAGGTTCGTCGGGATGCCGGCGTCGGTCACCACGGGGATGCCGACGAGGCTGCCGACGACGCCGTAGCCGGCCGCCGCACCGTTGCCCTGGGCGTTGAAGCCCGGACCGTCGACCTGCACGAACGGCCGGTTCGACGTGTCGGAGGCGGCGCACAGGAACGCCCACCGGCGGGGGTGCATGATGATGAGGTCCGCAGCGGCGAACCGGCTGGCGTTCACCTTGCCGACGGCGTTGTGGATCGACGTCATCAGCGACGCACCGGTGGTCCCGGTGAACGCAGCGGTCTGCACCGACGTGGTGTTGAGGATGCCCCAGTGGCCACCGCCGGTCCCGTCACCGGAGATCGCCGAGACGTTCACCTTGGTGGCGTAGTCGGCGAACAGGTCCGACAGCAGGATGTTGGCGATGCCGGTGCCCCGGTCGACGGCCTGGCGGGACACGACCTGCTGGCCGGCGAACGTCCGCACCGGGACCGTCAGGTCGGACTCGGTCATCGTCGTGTTGGACACGCCGGTGTTCTGCGTCTCCTGTGCGGCGACCGTGGTCGACCCGCTGCCCCTCGGGATGGTGAGGGTCATGCCGGCCTCGGGCAGCGGCACCGAGGTGACGTTGCTGAGGAACGGACGACCCGACTCCAGGTTGGGGGCGTACAGGTCGGTGAGGTACTGCGGGACGACGAGTCCGCCGAAGTTGCCGGTGGTGGACCGGTAGTCGACGAGCGCCTCGGCCCGGGCCCGCTGCACCCGCTCGGTCGCCTCGGCGTCCCGGAGGATGGTCGACCGGTAGGCGTCCTGCAGGAAGTTGTGCTGGCTGTCGGGCCGGTAGGTCCGCTCCTCACGACCGACCTGGACCGTCGGCACACCGAGTGCCTTCCGAGCCTCGTCGGCCTTGGCCTTGCGGTCCTCGAGCTCGACCAGCTCGGCCTCACGGGCGGTGAGCTCGTCGATGCGGTCGTCGATGGAGCGCAGCTCGGCGCGAGCGGCGTCGAACTTGGTGACCTCGTCGGCCGACAGCTCGCTGCGGCCCTCGGTCTCGGCGACGGACAGGATGGCCTCGACGGCCTCGGCCGCAGCGTCACGGTCGTCGAGCGCCTTGGCGATCAGGGAGCGAATCTGCTCCAGCATGGTGAACCTCACAGGGTCGTAGGGATGTGAACCGACCGGGTGACTCTGCGGTGCCGACCAGGTGGGGCGAACCCCGGCGTGGTCGACGGCCGATCGTCGGCGCAGTCCTCTTGCGTACAGACTACCGCCGCTTGCGGGACGCATCGACAGCCTGCTGGCGACGGGCGTGCGACACCGACCGACCCGGCTTGTCGTCGGTCGTCTCGGCCTTGCCGGCCTCGTCGTCGTCCCGCAGCTTCACCACGGTCGACGGGTTCGCCGGGTAGGTCACCACCGACACGTCGAACAGCTTGACCTCGGAGATGGTCCGCACCGTGTAGTCGGCGTTCCACGACTGGCGCACCGGCGTGAAGGCGAACGACATGGCCGACATGTCACCCCGCTCCAGCGCCGAACGCACCTCGGCGGCGGTCGGGTTCGACGGGTCGAGCGTCGCCGAGATCCGCAGGCCGATGTCGTCGGACTCCAGCGTCAGGGTCTTGGACCTGGTGTGTGCCAGCGGGATGCCGTCGTGGTTGACGAGCAGCGGCACCGCCGCCTCGCCTGCGCTCTTGGTCGCAGCGCCACGGCTGATGACCTCGGTGAAGCCACCCGCCTCCGGCCCCCCGGCGATGTCGTAGCGGAAGTCGTACACGGTGGCGTAGCCCTCGATGACCGGCAGGCCGTCCTCGGACTCACGCAGCTCGACCCGCTCGATGTAGCGAGTCTCACGATCCGGCACCGACACCCCGTCATCGGTCCGCACATAGTCGCCCATGCCGACCATGCTACGCGCCGCCTCGGCGTCGATGATCCCCGACGCCCAATCACGGCCGGCGTCGCCACCCCAGGCGTCCCACGCCACACGGCCCGGTGACGGATAGCCGTCGTCGCCACGATCGAAACCTTCGGCGTCACGGTCGCTGGCGTGACGACCGAAGTAGTTCGCCATCCGGCCGATCGTCTCCCGGCTCACAGCCTCGCCCGCAGCCAGCTGGGCGGCACGGGCCCGGCCGACATCGGTGAAGCCGTCGCCGGCCAGACCCTCGGCGATCCAGTCCAACGCACGGGCCGCAGCAGCCTGCACCGCCTGCGGTGGCGTGTAGCTGTCCTGGCGTTCCTCGTCTTCGGACTCGGCCATGTAGAGCGCCGACACCTGGGCGTCGGCATCGGCGTAGCTGGCGTGGCAGCCTTCGAGCTCGCCGTCGTCGACCTTGTGCACACCGAACGGACGGTTCACCGGACAGGCAGCGTCCTCCTGAACGATCTCCCACGGCATCAGATCGCCTCCTCGTCGTCATCGTCGCTGTCGTCCTCGACGTCGAGGCCCGGCGGCGTCGTCTCGGGCAGCGGCGGTCGATCCTCGAGCTGGCGCACCTCGTCGACGGTCAGGAACCCGGACGTGATCGCAACAGCGTGCGCCTCGTAGCGGGTCTTCAGGTCGGAACGCAGCACGCCGTCCACGTTGAACTTCACTCGGTTCGGTCCCGGCACCAGCGACGACAGCCCGTCCTCCAAGGCGATCAGGTACGGCATCAGGCCGAACGTCAGGAAGTCGGCCGCCCGCTGCTCGCGGTTGGCATAGGTCACCGACGACCCCGACGTGGCACCACCGATCATCTCGGGTGCGATGCCGTAGATGCGTGCGATCTGCTCGACGGTGAACCGCTGGCTGTCTAAGAACTGCGTATCGTCCGGCGACACGCTGATCTGCTGGTAGCGCAGCCCGGCCCCCATCACCGCAGGCTCACGGTTCCCGGCGGTCGACCCGACGAACGCAGACTTGATGCCCTGCGCCTGCTCCTGAGTCAGCTCGCTGTCGCTGTAGAGGATCGCATTGGGTGTGCCGCCACCAGTGAAGAAGTCCGTGCCGAACCGCTCGGCCGACAGACCGCCGGCGATCGTCTGCTTGGCGTGCTGCACCGGCGACAGGCCGTAGGGTGCACCCGGCATCGTGAAGATCGGCACGTGCCACAGCGGACCCTCCGGGTACCGCCGCATGTCCTGACGGTCGACCGTCACCACCCAGCCGTCCCGCTCGTCGGCCCGCCACTGCACCACCGACGGGTCCAACAGCTCGACAGTCGTCGGGTAGCCGTTCGCACCGACCGACGTCACCAGGCCGTAGGCGTTGCCGGCGGTCAGCAACGACGACCACACCTGATACAGCCAGGTCGACAGCGTCACACCCGGTTGCGGCCGGTCGAACAGGACCGACCTCGGCACATCCACCGTCAGGCCGTCCCGCCGCCGCTGCTGGTCCAGCGGCAGCGTCGAACCCAACCCTGCCAGCAGACGGATGCACGCCCACACCGCCGACAGTCGCATCGCCGAGTCGGTCGTCACGACCGGCGGCATCGTGCCGGTGCGGCGACGGTCGTTCATCATCGCCAGCACGTCATCGGCCGAGAACTTGCGCTGCTCAGGTGCAGCACGTCGGAACAGTCCCATCAGTCACGCTCCAGCAGGTAGCCGACCGTCACCAGCGCCGCACCCGTCACGGCGATCCCGAGCGGCGGCGTGACGAGCCATGCGGCCAGCACGATCAGCACCACACCGAGCAGCTCGAGCAGCGTGGCAAACAGATCCATGATCCTCGGCTCAGTAGGCGAACACGGGCGCAGGCTTCTGCACCTCGTCATCTAGAGTAGTGGCACCCCACAGAGCCAATGTCGCTGCGACCAGCGGCGATATGTCGACCGCTGACGACGACCTCGACCACGCCCACGCATCGCCCAGCTTGCGGGTCGCAGCACCCGCCACCGCCGTCGTCATGTCGACCTGGTCGGTGTGGCGCACACGTCGGTTCGCCACAGCGTCGTAGAACCGTCCGCAGGCCGACGCCATCTGTCGCGGCCCGGTCGTCTCGACCCGCAGGCCAGCCGCCTCCATCTCCGGCACGAACGTCGACGCCGGGCCCGCAGCGTCCATCACGAACGCCTTCGGTGAGTAGCGGTCGTTCAGCTCGATGCACCGGGACACGACCCACTCGGTGCCCGGCCGGCGGTCCGCCAGCTCGAACACCGTGCCGTCGCACACGACGATCGACGACATCGCCCGGTCCGGTGCCACGTCCACTGCGAACACCACACCGTCGACACCCGGCGACACGTCCCCGGCGCACGCCTCCCAGCTGCGGGCCGGGATCTTGCTGGCGAACGCCTGCGCCGTCCACCGGTTCAGGTAGGCCCGCTCGAACTCGGCCGGTTCCTTCGACAGCTGCTCAGCGGCGATGCTCTCCACCGGGATCGTGCGGCCAAGGCTCGGGATGCACCGCCACCACGTCGCCGGGTCCGACGGGTCGTCTTCGCTGTCGGCCGACCACTCGAAGTACGCCAGCCCCGAGTCGACGCCGTCCCGCACGGCATCACGACCACGCTCCACCTTCGCCTTCAGGTAGACCGACTCGGCGTGACCCGCCGTCGAGATCACCCACATCTGCGGCTCGGGACGGGTAATCATCGCCGGTGAGAACCCTTGGTCAAGCCGATGGTCCTTGAACTCGAACGCCTCGTCGACCACCGCCAGGTCGATCTGCCGGCCGTGGCCCGCACGGTCCGTCGGCGACAGCACCTCATGCAGCGACCCGTTGTGCCACCGGATCGACTCGTCGCCGTTCGACCATCGGATGTCGTACAGCCCGGCCAGCGTCGACGCCTCGAGCATCGGCACCTGGTCGTCCCGCCACTTCTTGCGTGCCGCCTGACCGTCCTGAGCCGTGTAGACGATCCGGGCCCCCGGCTGGTGCAACGCACGCCACACCATCACCGCCATCATCAGCGTCGTCTTGCCCGACTGGCGTGGCACCGTCACCGTCACGTCCCGGTACACCAGCAGACCGGACTCCGGGTCGAACTCCAACGCCACGTCAACGACATGCTGCTGCCACGGCATCAGCGGCGTGCCCAGGCGCTCGGCGATGATCGCCACCGCCGGACCGTGCGACGGCCGGTCAGTCCGACACGACGTGAACCGCGGCGGACAGTTCGGCAGCGAGGAGTTCGAAGGCGTCACCGGCAACCTCCTCCCGTCGCAGCTCGGCGAGCAACGCCCGCAGTTCCTTCACCAGCGGACCCGACACGTCGCCGGCGTCGATGCTCGCAGCCACCGCCGTCGCCAGCTCGGCCAGCGGCTCGAGGTCGTCGCACCAGTCGTCGTCGCCACGCCTGGTGGTCAGCCATCCGGCCAGCACCGGACCGACGCCCTTCAGCTTCGCCGGCCTACCCACAGGTCATCCCCAGCTTGTCCACAACGATTCCCACAGGTTCAGACTAGACCCGGACCGTTTCCGGCCGAATCCACAGGTTTCCCACAGGTCGTCCCCGGGTTGTCCACAGGCTGTCCCCAGCAGTTTCCACAAGAGGGAGAAGAAGATGCT